TTATTATTTAATGTCTTTTTAGAAAATGATTTATTAGATACATTCATTAAAACCTTTCGATCATAATCAAAATAAAAATACTCAGATTTTTCGAATTCATAATATTTTAAATCGCATCCAAGTAATTCAGGATACTTATTTTTTATATATAAAACCACACTATTGCGTGGTGTCAAAACGTCTGATATAGCTCCACGTTTAAGAGGCGTTCTTGTAAGATTATGCTCGCTTGTCGCACATAGTGTACGACCACTTTGTGGTTTACCGAAGGTCCACCCCTCCCCTTGTTTAAAATGACTACTCATTTTATACATTGATCTTTCATTACTCAAATTTTTCCAGGATATGAATAAACAGGCATTAATAGATACTAGTCTGTTACGCTACTCCCGTGTGATTGATTGTAGCTTCAGGTACTTGATTCCATTCTAATTAATCCGATGGTTTAAACTAATAGTGCCTCCGACGTATAAAAAGTGCTATAATATCTCTATTACAACAAATCACCAATACGCCAGCAACCGTACGTTAGTCCTCTTGGTTTAAGTTAAGAAAGGTTGGGGCTAATTTTACTTCAAAAAGAAAATCCCCGGTTCATAATACCAATTAAAAATTGGATTTACAGAGCAACCAAAATAAAAATACAAAGTCTACACTATTCCTCATCAAAATAATGTTTTTCCACTCAACTAGGTTACAAGAGTGGCGATTCATATGTTTGATTTTATAAATATAAGAGTTGTAACACCCAAATAAATATAATCCAGTATCTCAAATTTATTAATCATATAAATAAAAGCATTACGTATCTTTTAAATGGAGACAGAAAAAACCATTGCTTACATTTATTAAAGCTTCATTTTCAGTTTTCTTTTGTGAGATGAAAAGCTCACTTTAAAATTTATTGAATGTTTTTTGTGGGCATACAACCACCAATATAACGTTTCCTTGTGTTACATCAATTCGATCCTTCCTTTACGTGTAGACCACTACTAGTAAAGTAGTAATTTACTATAAAATCGTAATCTCCAGCGATGGAGGTTACGA